CGAACATTTTAACGTTGGCGGCACTGGTGTATTCATACACAAATATCTTGGTCCACATGCTCAAGCAAACAGCACAGATAGTACACAACCTGACAATTCTGTAGTACGTCCTAACAATATACAAGATTTATTATTCTTAGAAAATAGAGATCGCAAGTATGACGCAGACGTTTATGACATGCGTGGTGTGTATCAGGTACAAGATTCAGATTTTGATCTAACACAATTTGGTGCATTTTTATCTAATGATACAATTTACATGACATTTCATTTAAATGAAATGATCAATATATTAGGTAGAAAGTTAATGAGTGGAGATGTATTAGAATTACCACATCAACGTGACGATACTATGCTAGATATGGCACGTATAGAGTTCACTACAAAGCCAGCAAAAAAATTTAGAAAAGGCGAAACTATTACAGGTGCAACAAGTGGTACAACAGCAACAGTAGTAAATTATAATCACGATGCAAAAGTTTTAAGAATGGTTACCGATGGAGATTTTACAGTTGGTGAAACTGTTACAGGTACATCAAGTACAGCCGTAGGAGAAGTTTCAGCATACTATCCAGAAGGACCACAAGCAATCAATAGATATTATGTAATTGAAGATGCCGCAAGAGGTTCAGAAGGTTATTCACCAACTTGGTATCCACATATTTGGAGAGTAAAATGTACTCCACTAGTAGACTCACCAGAGTTTTCAGATATACTTGGTACTGGTGAACAGAAAGATGATTTAAAGAATTTAATTTCAACATATCAATCAGAAATTGATATAAGTGATGCAATTGTTAACCAAGCACAAAACGAAGTTCCTAAAAAAGGATACGAAGTTGCACACCTTTATGTAAACAAAGCCGACGAATATATTCCAGGCAGTGTTTATGGTCATTGGCAAACTAATGTTGCATCATTTAAACTTTATGAATCAACAGATAAGAATTGGCAAACGTTTGATTATTTTGTAAGTTCAACAGCACCAACTACTAATGTAAAAAACGGTGACTATTGGTTAGACACAGCGAACACCAACTGGGGACTTTATGTTGGCGACGGAACCGTGTGGAACAGTCAGGCTGTATCAATAGTTGACTCAGCAAATATTGATGGCAGTACTAAAACACCAATATCATCATATGTACCTTCAAGTGATTATGCTGTAGTAGTTTCAGATAGAAATGTTGGTGCAACGTATTTTAAAAAAGTTGCAAACGGATCATGGTTAAAAATTGCAACTGATTCAACTACTGTAGGATTACTTGGTGTTGATGTTGCTATTAATCCAACACAACCTTCAACTAATACTGCTGGTAAAATATGGTGGCAACCAAACACAGTAGATGGCTTAAAAGTTTCGTTTAAAAAATATTCATCAACAACTGATGGATGGGTAACTAAAGATATTACATTACATTCAAGTCAAGATTCGGCTAACAATGCATTTGGATTTAGTAATAAAGTTGGTGTACATGCCGGATCGGCTACACCGCCAAATGGTATTGCAATAGCACATACAGGATCAAGTTTCCCAAGTTCATTGAATGATGGAGATTATATATTGCGTACAGATTACGAACCAAACAGATTATTCAAAAAAGTTGGTAATAGATTTATTAGAATATCAGATGACCACAGAGGTTCATATTCTGCGGCAAATAGAATATTAAATACATTTGTAGAAAATACAAATAATAGTACTCAAACACCAGATGGTAGAGAGCAACAAGGTTTAAGTAAAGCAGTTAAACCAAGGACAGACGTATAATGGCACAATTTTGGTATGATCAACAGATAAGAAGATACTTGTTACAGTTTGTACGTATCTTTAATGGCTTTCAAATAGAAAGCGGACAAAAAAATGCAGGTGGTTCATCATCACAAGTATATAGAACAGTACCAATGCGTTACGCAGATATGTCAAGAATGGTTGCACACGTACTACGTGGCAATACAGAAAATGCATTAAATTCTACACCATTTATGACTTGTTATGTTGCTAATTTAAATGTAGCAAGAGAACGTAGACATGATCCAAAATTAATTTCATCACAACAAATACAAGAACGAAAATATGATTCTTTAAATGATCAATATACAGCAGAACTAGGAAATACTTATACTGTTGATAGATATATGCCTGTTCCTTATGATTTAACAATTAATGTAGATGTGTGGTGTTCAAACACAGAACAAAAGTTACAATTACTAGAACAAATATTAACATTGTTTAATCCTACAATAGAAATACAAGCAAATACAAATCCACTAGATTGGACAAATATTACAGTTGTAGAATTAATTGATATACAATGGTCATCTAGGTCAGTTCCACAAGGTGTTGATTCACAATTAGATATTGCAACACTTATTTTCCAAGTACCTATTTGGATCAATCCTCCAGCAAAAGTTAAAAAGCAATCAATTATACATGGTATTATTAATAGAATACATTTAGATGAATCTGGAGATTTAGATTACGATAAAGACATGCAAGACTTTTTTGCTCAATTTAGTAACCTTGAAGAAATTGTTGTTACACCACAAGATACACAAATAGATGTTACAGGAAACACAATTAGTTTATTAAATGCACACGGAGTAAATGAAGGTTATTCATGGAAAGAATTTTTTGAACAATATGGAGAATTCCAAGCATCAACTTCAAAAATAAAATTAAGACGTGCATCTGATATTGAAGATTCTACACAAGACATTGTTGGCACTATTGCATATAATCCAACAAATGACAATCAATTAATTTTTACAATTGATTCGGCAACATTGCCTACAAACACACAAACTGCTGTATTAAAAATTATCGATCCTCAAAAAAATCAACCAGGAGATGGTACACTTGCTGGTCAACAAACAGGGCAAAGATATCTTATTATAAATGATATTGTAGAAAATTCAAGTAACTGGGGTAACGTGGTTGCATCAGCAAATGATATTATTGAATTTGATGGCATACACTGGAACGTTTCTTTTGATGCAAGTGCAAATGGTTCTACTGTACAATATGTTACCAATACTACAACAAACTTTCAATACAAATGGACCGGAACAGAATGGATTGACACTTATCAGGGTCAATACAAACCAGGTTATTGGATCTTAAACTTGGCTGGCTTATAATTTATTAACTTGACTATTTAGAAAAACCATGCTATAAATATTGATATGTATGATGCAGTTGGCGCCACATTTTTATCACAAGACACAAAAAAGTTTTGCTTTAATAAAAGATCAAAACATGTAAGCAACTCTGGAACTTGGAGTTTTTGGGGTGGAAAAGTTGAAATTGGTGAAACAGTTATAGGTGCATTAAAAAGAGAAATTAAAGAAGAAATAGGATTTATTCCCAACATTGAAAAAATACACCCATTAGACATTTATCAAAGCGATGACGGTCATTTTATGTATCATACATTTGTTATTGTTACTTCAAAAGAATTTAAACCAAAAATAAATCACGAATCACAAGATTATTGCTGGGCAAATTTAAATCAATTACCAAAGCCACTACACCAAGGTGCACGTAAAACACTACTAGATAAAAACAATGTTAAAAAATTAAAGTTGATAGTAAATACTATTGATTAACAATAGAATAAATCAAAGGATATAACATTGTCACGTATAATTAATTTTAATCAGGCTAAGATCGCCCATGCATTTGAGCAATTCGCAAAAGATGGCGTTATTACTGACAATATTCTTGAAAATATAACATCAAATTTTCATTTTAAAAGTGACATCAACGATGTGTTAAACGAATATTCAGATTACGACTTAGATCGCTTTTACAAAATTTTAATAGAAATGAAAAAGGCTGTAAAACAAATGACTAGCGAAGATAATATGAGTATACGATTCCAACTAGAAGATGAATACTTTCTACTGTTACAGAATTTAGAAACAAATGATATGAAATATAAGATTCCATCTATATTAATAAAGTATAGAAAAGATATAAATCCTATTAGAGCACTAAAGTTTGAATTACAAGAAATTATGTCAATGTATGAAGTTGACGATGATTATCATATATGGTTAATAAATCAATACAAAAATAAAGACCGTGTTTATGATATAATTAATTCTATAAAAAACGATATGATAAAAATTGCCCAAATGCAAAAAAAATATCTTTATGCAAAAAAGAATCACTCTTATTTTGTTCTTCCAGTGAGTTACTATCATTGTGTTGAAATAGAAACAGATATGAAAAGTTGGATTAAAACGTTACAAGAATTTCTAGTGTGGGCAACGCAAGATGATATTAAAAATCGTTATAGTTAAACAATAATATTAATTAACTTAATACCTGTTGTTTCATCAGTTTCTAAAGATTTACCAATTACACAAAATCCTGGAGGAGTAGGACTATCATTAGTTAATGTTGTTGCTGTGCCAGGAGTAACATTTGTTACAAGCACATCGCCTTTTCTTACAGGACCTTCTACCTTGCAAGGAACTTTACCACGCAATGCAACTGCTACACCGTTTGCATCTTTGTTCATTAAGTATGCTGGATTAGTTGATACTACTCCAACGACTCTAGGATCTTGCAACATTTTACATTGTGTAACTTCTTTTTCGCCGCCAATAATTAAAACTGTGCCTAGTTCATACTCAGCATCAGATTCATAAATCTCTGCCAAGTCAGCATATTGTGCCTGTGTTGCTGTAACATGTGCTGTTCCTGCCTGTATATCTACAAAAGATGTTTCAACAATATCTGTAACTGTAGCATCACTATTAGTTTCCACTGCTTTCCATCTATCAGTGCCTTCATCCCAGAACCAAGCCGCATTATTTTCTGATGAACCACGTTGTACCATAATACCTGAATCTGTAGTATTGTTTGCTGGCTGTGTTCCATGTTTGTTTAAAAGCATAATCGGATCTTCAACCGTTACATTTGTTACATCAAGTGTTGTTGCTGTACCAGTAACAGTTAAGTCGCCAAGTATTTGGACAACTCCTGTACCTTGTGGATCTAATATAATATTGTTTGAACCTGTTGAAATGATTGAATGTGTTTGTACATCCATATTACCACCAAGTTGTGGTGTTGTATCTTGAACTACATCTGTAATACCTGTATCTACGTCAGTACCAACTTCCCATCTTGAATTTGCTACACTGTATTTTAGAACTGCTCCATTTGAAGGCGTTCCTGAAATACTAACATCACCAAAATCATTAATACTAAATGGTGATAAATCTGAATCAACCCAATTGGTTCCATCATATCTTAAGATATTTCCTGTTGCTTTACCTGTAGTATCTACATCACCAAAATCACCAACACTAAATGGTGACATATCTGTGTTTACAAATTGTGTTCCGTTGTATCTTAATACATGACCTGTGATTGGTGAAGTTACTGCTACATCTGAATTTAAAGAAATAGTAGGAGTTTCATTTACCCAATTAGTAGGACTTGATGCTTTTAATATTTGTCCTGCTTGTTGTGATGTAATCGTTACGTTTGATAATTCTTCTAGTGTATCAATTAAAGTAGTTCTAAATTCTGTTGCTGAAAAATCTATGTCGTTAAGAACAATTGTCGATGTTCCAGATTGTGATGCATAAACAGCCTCGTATCTAACAGCACCAGTTGACCCCATATGAGTATCATCACCGATTGTAAATGTAAATACGTTGCTACCATAACCTGTAGTTTCACCTTGATATATTTTACCTGATTTGTTACCCGAGGATCCATCCCATGAAAAATCTTGATTGAACGTTGTAGTTCCTATGCCATCGACTGTTTTAAATATTGCAAACTTGTTTGGAGTATTTGACGGAGTAACTGTATCGATGTCAATCGTAAATGTTATTTGTATTTTCGAAAGTGTGCCGCTGTTTATTCCTGTTAAATTTTTAGTTGCAATTACACCACTCGAACCGTATGTAGTTCCTATAGATGTTAATGTTTTTGTTGCAACTTTATCTATTGAATAGTTTGCTACTGTAACTGCTGGAGATGTCCAAGTAAAACTTGTTGTTGAATGATTGTAAGTTAAATTTTTACCATCATCACCTGCACCACCTACTGCCGCTACATCTTGTAATGTTGTTAAATTTGATCCTGTTAAATCTGTTAAGTAACCTGCTACAGAATGGTCTCCCCAACCATATGCCGTATTCCAATTGGCCGAACCTGCATTTGTAATTCTAGCATCAGCTCTAGCATTTGTGTAATATAAATTTGTACCTTCAGTTAAGTCTGATGTTGTTTTTGTTCCAAATCTTGTGTCTACTCTTGCATCTGTATAATATAAATTTGTTGTGCCTTCTGACAATGCATCTGTATCTGCCGCCGCTATTCTGGCATCAGCTCTTGCATTTGTAAAATATTGGTTTGTTGATCCTTCTGGTAAATCATCTGTGTTAACTTGATTTGCACCTGTACCAAAATCAATGTGTGTATCGTTTACAGAGTTTGTTGCTAAACTTAAAGTACCTGAAATTGTGCCTGTTGTTGTGATATTTTTGTTTCCAAAATCCCAACCAGCGGCCGCTGTGTATCCAAGTGTTGCTTCAGTTGAGCCTCCTGATTCAATTTCAATACCTGCTGTGTCAGATCCTAATGTACCGCCACTGTTAAGTGTAATTAATCTGTCTTTGACAGTTAAATCAGTTGATGTTGTATTAATTATTGATTGTAGATTAGAAGTACCATCAACTTTTAAATTACCAGTTATAAGTAAATCATCTGCTTTAATTACTGTTCGATCTGCCATTCAATGCTCCAATATGTGTTACTATTATTTAGCAGAATTGGCCAATTTATAATATGAGTACTCAAGGGAAACCCCGGAATAAATCCGGGGTTTCTGTGTATTAAAAACGTTATTAGATAAATGTTACGTTTGAAATAGCAATTTTTGATAGGTAGTCTGCTGAATTACCAAGTGATGATGCAGTGT